GCAAGTTTAATGCTGTTGATCAGTGTTTCGTCAAATACCAAGAATTCAACTTCATGTTCACGACGAAATCTTTCTTCCCCAATACGACTACGTTCTGTTTCAGCCCACGCATCATCACGTTCTGGATGTTCTCTCCAGTGTGCCTTAAAGGGGAAAAATCCATTCTTACCTACTTCCTGGGTATTACCATGCTCATCATATCTTAGATTAGCTTCTTTCCATATCTGTGCAAATTGATCTTCATCACTGTTAGGTGTTGAAGTAATAATCGCTTTACCACCTGTGGCTAGTGTAGGTGATATCGAAGTCCAGAATTCTGTGGCTACATTGGGCGGAACGAACGCAAACTCATCTGCATATAGCAATGATAAAGAAAGACCACGACCAGTTGTTTCAGTGGTTGTCTGTGCAATAATACGCGAGCCATTATCAAAGTCAATACTTTGTTTGTTATAACTCTTTACTCCACATCGTATATGATCAGCACACAATTCATAGGCATAACGAATACGAGCCATGATCTCCTGTGCACCTGTATATTTGTGTGCGGCAATTAGAATGGTTGAATCTGGAACAAACATAGCAAACCATAGTAGATACCCTGCGGCAGTTGTGGTGTTGTGTGTAGGGATCATAGTTTCACCACAAAGGAAAAGATGTCTAGGGTGATCAACTTGAATACAGCGAACAGGAACTGAATCAACTGGTGTTATTTGAGTTATGTATAATCTTTTATTTTTTGGATGGCCCTTGCATTTTTTCTGCAGATCAGCCTTGCGTTTAAGGTTGAATACTCGGTATTTGTCAGTTGCAAATCCTAAAGTATAGTATTTTTCACCGTTGAGGGTTTTGAAATTGCATCTGCTTTTGATTCCTAGAGATGTTAGTAATTCTCTTACCTGCTTGATTAAACTATATTTTTTTTGATAAAATTCGCATCTACCAGATCTATTATCAACAGACCCATCAGTGTCCATCAACCCTCTCAAAAGATCTAATCTTTGTTCTATAGATGATCTTAGATATATATCCGGAATATGTTTGTTTTTAAGTAATGAATGTTCTCTTAGAGTTGGCATCAAACCATATATAGTCCTAACCTCGCTATTGGGGCTGTTGACCCTGGGAGGAGACAAAACATATCCATCACTCATTATCAAATTGACCATTTCTATATTATCAATATTTGATTGTGTGTAACATCCTCCGGCTGAGGCTCCGTCACCTAACCATACCCCTAATGTATAGGGAGATACAGGTAGATCTTGATAGGAACCTTTTATTGCTTCAGTGATAGGTATATATACCACTGTGTTGTTTTTTTCTTTGTAATCTAATATTTCTTTAGTTGTCAATACTTTTTGTTGTATATGCCAAAATCCAGAATTTACTTCCCATAGATGCTCTGCATCTGCCAATACCGAATCGCCATTATCAAACTCTACTCGGTAGCAGGTTCGATTATGCATGACTTCGGTTGCAAATGTTACATTTACAGTTGTTCCGTCTGGGCCTAAGATGTTATCACCGACTTTGATATCTCCCATAGTTGTCCATCCTGTCGGAGTAGCTATTGGTGTATCTAGACTCAGTGCTTTACCTGTCTGTCGAGGTAGTAGGTTTACATTGAACCTGTGATTGTGATAACTGTCAATCAGTCTTTTTTGATATTCAAAAGGCTCATATAATAATTTGCCCTTAGTAGGATGTTGGATGTGAAAGAAATGCTCTAGGAAATAATGTGGACCATTAACAGGATCCATACATTTTCCAAGGTCAACAATATCTTGCTCAGTGAACTTTTGTGTAACATGAGCAGTCTTTACTAGTTTATTTTCATTTGCCATACGAGTATTTACTGAAAAAAATAGGCTCCGAAGAGCCTATTTGGAAAAATGGAGTGTTTAATCACATTTACATTTTTTCATTGGTTCGTGACAAACCTTGCACTCTTTGGCTTCATTGATAAAGTTTTTATACTCAGCCATCAACTGCTCTTCCATGGTCATGTTAGCTTCTTGTTCTTTTTCTTGCTCGTGTCCCATGGGATTGCCATGAGGATTGTTTTTAGTAGCACGACCATGTGTACTACCATCATTTGGATGATTGGCAAATTCGTTACCGTCAAATGACTTGTGTGCATCTGGTCGATTAGGAGTAGTATCTACACCCGGAATACCAAATTCATCTTGGCCTTCGTCGGTTTCTTCTTCGTCACCTTCTTCACCGTCATGCTCGGGATTTAACTTATCTACAACTGACATCATGCCACGCATTTCGTCACCTGCTGATTGATCTGATGCACTTGGTCCAACTGCTGTAACAGGCTCAGCTGTCATAACTGTTGGCTCTGGTTCCATACCAAGATGCTCTGGTTCTACTTTTTGTACACCAGCTAGCTTCATAATAGTAGCCAACATGTTACCTAATTCTTCGCCGTTGTCGGCTGTGATATTCAATGTAGCAGGTGTGCTAGGCTTTTCCATGCCACCCATCATTCCCATTGGACCACATTCTTCAACACTGATATTTTCTTTGATTACATTGGGATTAGTTGAATCTAGCTCTGCTAGGCGTTTCATTACGTCGATCATTTGCATAATTATTTCCTTCTTGGATCTGGAGCAGACTGCAACATGCTCTGTGTGCTGGCCGGAGTATCAATATTGTATTTGGCCACACCTTCTGTAGGTATCTCTTCACCACGAGCTTTACGCTGTAATTTTAAGAGATCATTTAATTCTTTGACAAATCCTGAATTGTATTTGTCGCCATAGTAATCTTCAAATTGAGGACTACCTGCTTCTTTGTAATCTGGATCATCTAACAGTGCACCTTCTCGTTTTTCAACAGGTGTTTGATATTCTTCACTGGGTTCGCCAGGACGACGAACAGCTAGATTACCTTTATTAATACCTAGACCTGAACTTATATATTCTGTAAGTTCTTGTTGAGTTGTAGGATAATCTAGATTAACTTCAAAGATTGAAACTTCACAATTTCTAATCTGTGGGAAGTCTAGTGGGAATTGTTGAATAGGAGTAACTCCTACTTTCTTGAAAGAATCAACTTTAAAACGCTCCAACATAGACTTGAGTTTTGTCTCTTGCTCTGCTGTAAACTCTCCTGCTACTTTAACCCTAAAAGGATATTTTTTAGCAGAAGTTGATTCAGATAGATAATTTAGAAAAGTTTTCATAGTGTATTATTTATTCAGATTCTTTAATTTTTCTAAGATGCTATTACGATCTGTGAGTATATAGCCCTCGCCTTCAACAGCTCCTTCACCTTCTTGTCCGTGTTTTTTATCAATGGCTAACTTCTTAAGTTGCAGATCAACCATCTTTAATTTCTTATCAATCTTGTTGGTTTTAGCAGTAATAGCCGCGTTCATCATCTGTGCCGCAACTTCAAACATGCGAGCACCATGCCGAGCTTCGACATTCATTCCTAGGTCCATTAGATCATCGTAGGCTTGTTCTGCTTTGGCAGCCAGTGCATCTAGTTCTGAATCGCTGATATCACCTAGCCCTTTTACACGTGGTAGAGCGGCTGATATTTTATCAAATTCTTCTAAGCGTTCTTCGAGAGTAATCACGGCCTGAGTTTGTACAGGTTCGCCCGGTGCAGGCATAACCATAGGGTCGTCTGGTAAGTCAAATACTTCTTGTAATTTCTTAGTCATAATCTTACTTATTCCGTTTTTTTGTAGTCTTTGTATTTGTGAATATATCAGATTCGTTTATAACTCGAAACTTAATACCTTTGTTGCGACACCAGGCATTTGCGGCCTCCCACTTGGCTAGATTTTTAACATACTGCGTTTGATTGTAGGGATTTTTACCAACTTTTTCCAGCATCATTTGATTCTTTGGTTTTATTTCTACCATCTCTACATGTTTACCTTGATTCTTATCTATGTAGGTTATTAGAAAGTCTGGTACATAAACTGTTTGTTTACCAGTCAGGGGATCTCTGTAGGGAATTTTAACTGGTTCGCTGGCCCACTGTTGTATGCTAGGATTGTTGTCACAGAACATGCAAAATGTTGTTTCCCAAGAACTGCGACAATAAGGAGGTTTTGATCCCACATACTTGTCTGGGTTTTTGACTGTATAAATTCCCTGACTGTATTTTAAGCTCATGCTATGATTGTTCTAGCAACAGGTTCGAACGGTGTAAAGCCAGTGGCATTACCTAAAAAACTAGTTTTATATCTGTTGTAATTTAGTATTTCAGCAATGATGTTGTTTAATGAAACATCATTTAATCCTTTAAGAGAATCTAAAACATTAATAGGATTGTAGCCATCTAATTGTGCTTGTTTGATTAATGCAATAGCTGTAGTTTCTGATGCACTAATATCAAATCCTCGGCTTTGAAAAAATCCTGTCATCATACTATAGGTAGTGGAATCTATTGCCAATGGCTTAGAATAATAGGCATCCATGGCTGCTACTGTAGAATTATTGCTTACAGGGCTCGGTGGGAGATTGCTGTATAGATTAGTTCCTGACATATTATATTTTCTTAGCCAGTGTCACTGGTCCTGCATTAATAGTCTGTACGCCATGTAATCCACCGCGACCGGAAGATACATTAAATCCAAGATTAAGTGGACCCAATTGTTGCGTGCCTGATATTTGTAAGTGGCCCATGAATAGTCCTATAGACAATCCACTACTGGGTTGTTGTGCATAGGCCTTTTCAGCAAGGTTGGGATCTCCTCCCCAATTTTGAACATAGCCTACTAATGGTTTTTTATACTGTGGGTATGGTGGTTTCTTACCAAATACTGCGGCATCATTGGGCAATTTTCCATTGGCGGCAGGAGTTGAATTCAGGATGTTACCGCCTACACTCAATGGACTTGCAACATTATCATAGTATCTAAGGGCAAATAATGGCGGATTAGTTACGGTGCCGTTATTTTTTTCAATTTCGCCTTCTAAATATACTACATTTTCATAAGCTACAGTCATCTTATTAGTTAATATGTTGTTACCATTAGATTGATCCAGTTTATCATGATCCCACGCTGTGACCAAAGGATTAACTAATATCATTTGTGTAAACTTTTGTTGATGTAATACAAAAATTTCTATTGTATCAAAGAATGGTTCATTTTGATAATTGCCTAAACCGTAGGCATAATCAGTTGTACCGTATTTGCTATTTTCCCAATAGGCTCTATTACCACTACTATAATTACTATCTACAAAATAATACTTGTAATAATTTTTCCATAGACCGTTTGTTATATCACTATTATCATCATGAAATTCTATATTAACAGGTTCATAGATCAACTTAGACTGTACATTTACTTTTCTATTGTATTGATTTACAGTTTCTGTAGTAATCTTAAATTTAGGCATATCAATTTTTTTAACCAATAAACCTACATCTTTCTGTGCGCTGTTGGCCCATCCTTGATCCCCTACTACATTATCATTGATATTAAAATAAACATAATATAAGAAACCAAGTTTAGGTGCTCGAGCATAATTATTGGCTACATATAGTTTGCTGGCATGATCGAAACTTTTGAAGATTGTTCCCTGGCCATTGTTACTTACGAAATGATTGAAAGATGTACTCATAGTTTTATTTATATCAACAAAAAAGCCCAGTATAAACTGGGCTTAATTTGTAGTAAAAAAATACTATTAGCTACCTATTGCTGATGTTCCTACTGTACGACCAACTGGTTGGCCTAGGCCGATCAATCCACCTGCTTCATCAGTTTGTACTGCATTATCGTAACAGATAGTCATTTCAATAGTCATTGCTTCAGTACCCTTAGAGTAGTCTCCTTGTGAGTAGGTTACAGCCTTAATCCAGCAACCTTGTACTTCGAATGATTCAAGCACGATTGGTTGATAAGCTCCGTTACCGCCATCTAAGATTTCGATAACCATTGTAAACTTATAATCTAATCCACTTGCGGCACTAGCTTGCTCAAAAAAGTCAAATTGTTTCTGCATTTGTTGACCAACTTTATTGGTCACAATATTAGTCATGTCATCGCGTACAACAAGTTTGATATCATCAAAACTGTGTTTACCAGCTAGTTTTACTACACTGTTGTAAACATCTAATTTAATTTCATCAAACTTTGGTTTTGGACGCTCTACATTCATAACTTGTTTAGTTAATTCTGTTGCCGGATCTCCGCCGACTCCAAAGTCAAACAATGATACCCTAAATCTATAGGCTAACTTTGGCATCAACAAACCTTGGTTACTAGCACTTTGGTCTGTGTTCAGCGGAACTGTAAATCTTGATAAACTTGCGATTGGCATTTGTATGCTCCTTTTTTGTCTTATTTTGCTTGTGAACCGTAATTACCGGCTGCAATAGCTCCAGTATTCAACAGTCTTAATGGAATGTAAATAAACTCCACTGCTTTGACTGGTTCAATAGCAATGTCTACATACAGTTCTGATTGATCAATTCTTGCAGGAGTATTGTTAGTTGAATCACAAACTACAACATAATCGTAAATAGCTCGTTGACCTACTAATTCTAATAATAAACCTTCAATACTAGTTTTAATCTCTTTGCGTGTTTGACTATCATTTGGTTCAAACAAGAATGGTTTGCTTAGAATAGCTAGTTGTCTTCGTAGATATCCAACTAGTCGTGCTACATTAATTCTATCTAAAGAACTTGGTGCGTTTGCACGAGTATATTGCCCCATGTTAACTAAACCAACTCCTGGCAATGTTGCAATAGGATTAATTTTAACACCTGACAACACATCACGAAGTCCTTGATATAGACTTACAGTTTTAAATTCGCCTGTATCATTAACATATCCAACTGAACTAGCATTGTCAACAGTACCACGGCGCGTACCTGCAGGTGCAAACCATAGATATGATTTGTTATCACTATTAATGATAGTACGCAACATCATATGACTTGGAGGGACAACAATATTGTTTCCTAAGTTATCGTTAGTGTAACCACTGGGATAGAACACTGACATATAGTTATCATATGTAACTAATCCAGTATCACCATTATCTGCGGCATTAGCAGTATTATTACCATAATTAGATAATGCTGTACCAGTTGGCTCTAAACGGAATGGTGTATCTGCAACAACAAATGCTGTTTGACCGATGTCTGTGTTGAACGCAACCATATCTTGAATTAGCTCTGTATAGCCAGGTGTAGCAATCAAATTAAAGTTCAATGTGTCTGTATCTCGAATGCTTTGATTTGTTGTAATCATAGCTTTGAGTGCAGATGTTATAACACCACGCTGTGCTAAACGACCAAATGTTCCGACTCCGTTTGAATCGTTAGGGCTAGCTGTAACCCAACGGTCTGGATACTCGGAATTAGAAATATAATTTCTATGATATTTCTTAACATTATTACCGCTTCGACGAGTGTTAAACAAACGTGTTCCTGTAGGATATAGCTGTGGATTAGGTGCATCAGCATCTACATAGTTAGTAACCAATAAATCAGCAATGCTCATCGGATCATATGATGTTCCGTCATTGTATCTTGCATCAGCAAAAATCCAACCATTAGGGCTAGAATGATCAGTTACATCTTGTATTTCCCAAGCTGATCCGTCGTAGAGATAGATATTTTGTCCATATTGATCAGGAGTTGATGTATCGATCCAAATATCGCCTACAACCAACGGAGTGGTACCATCACTTTGAGTTGATGGCGCACTTGCCTGAACCAATGGTCCATTAGGATCTGTAGCAGGGAAAACATTACCATAACCAACCCACTCATTACCTTCATTGTACATGATATCTACATCTAATGTACTGTCAAACCATAGTTTACCATCTGCAGGAGTAGTAAATGGAGCATACGATAATGCCTCATACACCAAGGGTCTCCAATTTGATGCTCGTAAATCATAATTGTCGCCCATCGGAGCGGCATATAAATTTGCTGTTGAATCAACATTATATCCCATTAATGCAATTGAACCATGAGTATCTTGAATCTCAAATTCTCCACCTAACACATGATTAATAGTAAGTCTATCTGTTACTGAATCCCATGTTGTTTTAATGTTAATCAAATCAGAATCAGCGTTAATACTACTAGCAATCAACTGACCTAGTGGTGTTGATGTAGTTGTGTTTATATGCACAGTTTTAGCAGTATTCCATTGTCCACTTGCTAATGTTTCTCTAATAACAAATGATGAATTACTTGATGTTGTTACTGCACTAGCAACACTGATTGATGTCGGTGAGTTAGAATATCTAATATAAAGTTCAAAATTACTGTTAGTAGCAGTAGTTGCCGCACCGTTGTCGTAATCACTCCATACCATTACTGTACCAACAGGAATTTTACTTCCGCCATGTACAGGATCAAGTGCAACTATAGCAGCCTCTGTGCTTGGATAGATATTAGCTGTAACTCTAGTCCATGCTTGCGTAGCTCCATTATAATATTTTACATCCCAATTAGCACCAAGTACTGGTGTAGTTGTTTTGATCCAAATACTACCCGTTGGTGCATTTAAATGATTTGTTCCTGTATTTGTAAAGTTAGGATATTGATAGTGCGGGCTAATTGCTAGTTTTTTACCACCATCAAATGTATTTTCTACAATTACCCAACCTGTAGTTGATCTGTAAAATAATTGATTTTGATTTTCACTAGTAATTGCTATGGCATAATCACCAACTGAACCAAAAGTATTCTTAGGAACTCCACCATTGGCCAATAAATCAGTAAGTTCTGAAATATTACTGTTATCAATGATCAACGGAGTTTTAACTGTGAATTTTTTAGTAACACTATTCCACTCGTTGATACCAAATAAACTATTTGAAGTATCGACCCAATATGTATTTGCTACAGGAGAACCTTCTGGTGCTGTACCACTAGGATGTAATGATCCTAGATCAACATCTGCACGAACAATATAAGCCTTACTACTAACACCTAATACACTGTAAGCCGCTTGTAATCCATACTCATTGAGCTCGCCACCATTGATTGGATTATTTTCTGCATCAGTTTGGAAATAAGGAGTACCAAATGTATCAGTTAAATCTCGTTGGCTGGTAATGACCCAGACTGTGCCAGCATTGGCTGATGTTGTTCCTTGTGCTGTACCTGTGCCGCTGGCATTTGCCTTATCTTGTGCTGTTGCTACAAATACCATTGGAACTGTTCCAGGTGCCGCAGGGTTATAGAAACTTTCGTCTACTACTGTTACGCTTACGCCTGGTGATTGTAATGTTGTCATTTTAAAAACTCCTTAGTGGATTACTTTGTTTTATTTAGTCGCGTATCCAAAAAAAATCCATAAATATCATGATATAAAAAGGGCATAAAAGGGCACATGCGTAATCTATGTAAACAATGCGGTCAAAGACCTGTGGCCATAAATTATTACAAAGAAGGTCAGGCGTTCTATAGATCAAAATGTGATCATTGTGCTCGCGGACATCAAGAATCAAGGCCGCTATGGGCCTTATATGGTTATAAGAAAAAATCAGTATGTGAAAAATGTAGTTATGCTTCTAGACATGAAGAACAGTTTAATGTTTTTTATGTTGACGGAAACTTAACCAATAACAGAGTTACAAATTTAAAGACAGTTTGTGCTAACTGTCAACGCATACTACACAAAGAAGGAGTTAAGTGGCGACAAGGAGATTTGATTCCCGACTTCTAAATTAAATCTAGAGCAAGTTTTGCACTCAATGGCAAATCAGCAGAGGGTAATATATCTTTAACCTGTATAAACAGATCGTCAATAGTACCATTGTTGTCTAAAACATGATCAAATTCTATACCCACCCAGGCAGTTTCGCTGGCATGTACTTTTAATCTTTCTAGCTTTGCTCGACTTATGGCCCAGGTTGTATTACCATTAGGCCCGCGGTTAACACTAATAGCCGCATCGTACCATTCTGGCTCTGGGCCACGAACAACACGAATTACAATACCACCTGCATCTTTGATTGATTTAATTTCATTAGGAAAACGGCAGTCACTAATAACTATGTCATCTTTTGAATTGCGTAATTTATTCTCTAATGAAGCAATCCAAATATCATTATGAAATGCTTTTCGACAAACTTCTGTACCCCAAAATTGCAGGATCCAGCGAGGTGTTATGTCCATACCAAGGCGTTGACTCCACCATTCATCTCGTTGTTCGCGCCATTCACGGGCTTGTTTTGTACGGCCCTCTAGCATAGTTCGGTCCCAACCAAACACTTGTGCTACTGCATCTTTAAGACTGTTAGCAAACGATTCTCTGCGATATTGATGATAATTTACTAGATAATCAGCTATTGTGTCCTTGCCACTTGATATAAATCCGCATATTCCAATAATACTCATAGCATCCCTTAATTGATACTATAATTTATTACAATTAGATTATGATGTCAATATTTTATTAGCCAATTTAACCGGTGATCCAGGTCAATGGTTGACCGCCATCTTTGTAGTTGATTAGGTCTTGCTCTAGCATTTCAATTTCAGCTTTGCCTTCAGCTTTGAGTGCGGCACCATTTAACTGCGTTCCACCTTGAGGACTTGTGATTGTAGCAAACTTTTCACGTGCCTCACCTAGCATAATTTTACAGGTTGCTAGGGCGTAATCCCGTAACCACTGTTGTGCATAAGGATCTTGTAACAGATTAAAATCAGGACGATAATTACTCATCCAAACCAACAACTCTTCTTCAGCACGAGGGCGTTGCATTATAGTCAACAGTTTTGTAGTAGGATTAAAAGTAAAGTTTATGTCGCTACCAAACATTTTACCGACCTGTTTTTGGTATCCAGCAAAGGCATAATAAGTAGCTAGGCCACCCATGTTTGTTGATGCGAGCAAATATGTATTACTATAGGCTAAGTTAAATGGTTCAAACAATGTACCCCCAGCCCCGCCACCGGATCTTGAACCAATGCTTCTACGGAACAATTGACGCACACTCATTACTTCTTTAGGCATGTAATAGTCTGTAACATCAACTTGGATAGTTAGAAATCCAAAACTTTCCTCAACACTATTGCTACTACGCTGACGGAATTTTGCCAGGGCACGACCTATAGCAGTATTATAGTGTATGGGATCCAATTCTACATCTACCATACCCGAGCCTAACATGGCTTTGATATAGTCGATAACTTCTTGGTATTGATTTAAGGATGGGTCGTTGTCTATCATATCGATATTTAGCGATAAATAACACTAACCAGGAGAACTAAAATCCCAAGATTATCACTTTATAAACCGGAGAAAGGGCCGGACTTCCGCTTCATTGATCGCGTGGTCAACGAGCAGTTTCAGGTTGGTGGTACAGATATTTTTATTCACAAATACCTCGGTCCAGTTGCTCCGCAAGATGGTGAATCTACTCCTACAACTCCTAATACCAGTGCAAATCCTATTCCAGAACTAGGCATACAAGATGTCCTGTTCATGGAAAATCGCGATCGCAACTACGAGCCAGATGTATATACAATTCGTGGAATTTATACAATGGCTGATTTAGATTTTAATTTAAGTCAGTTTGGATTGTTTCTACAAAATGATACAGTATTAATGCACTTTCATTTACGCAACTGTGTGGATACGCTGGGGCGTAAAATCATGCCTGGCGATGTGCTAGAATTACCTCACTTAAAAGATGAATATGCTCTAGACAACAATTTTGTTGCTCTTAAAAGATTTTATGTTGTGCAGGATGTTACTCGTCCTGCCAATGGTTTTAGTCAAACATGGTATCCTCATTTAGTTCGCGCCAAGTGTGTACCGTTGATTGACAGTCAAGAATTCAGTCAAATATTTGCACAAGATGCAGGCAATGGTGACGGAACTACACTAAAAGATTTACTCAGTACTTACAATCAAAGTATACAAATCAATGATCAGATTATTACACAGGCTGCATTAGACGCACCTGTTAGCGGGTATGATACTAATCAGTTTTTTGTCATACCCATAAGTTCGAGTACAGGCCTAGTAAGTTATGCACCTACTAGTGATGTCACAGATGATGCCAGTATAGATACCATGGATGCCAGCATGATTCTAAATACTCCTAATGGTCAAGTTTATGTAGGATATGCATCAGGTAATACTATACCTAAAAATGGTGCGGCCTTTGGATCAGGCACACAATTTCCTACAGATCCTAGCATAGGTCAATATTATTTGAGAGTTGATTATCTTCCTAATGTCTTGTACAGATTTGATGGCGGCAAATGGATTATGACTGAACAAAATGTACGCATGACTATGAATCAGTTTGGTGCACAGGATGTTAGTACTGGAACTTTCTTTGGCTCACAGATACGACAAACACAGAAGACCAGTTTCATCAACAATACTACAACTGCTACTATCAATGGAAAACTTGTTGTAGAGAAACAAGCATTGAATACAGCATTAAAACCCAAGGCGGACAACTAAAATGGATCATTTTTATTCGGGGCAAGTACGCCGATATCTAACCCAGTACATGAGATTAATGAGTAATTTTTCTTGGAAAGATAGCTCAGGTAAGTTAAGTCAAATACCAGTAATGTATGGTGATCCTAGTCGTCAGGCCAGTGCATTGTTGAAAAAGAATTCAGAGAATGTAATGCCTACTGCACCATTCATTGCTTGCTATATCAAAGGACTAGACTATGACCAAAGTCGACTACAAGATCCTACATTTGTCAGTAAGGTACAAATTCGTGAGCGCGAATTTGATGAAACAACAGGTCAATACTTGAACACTCAAGGACTGGGATATACTGTAGAGCGTATTATGCCAAGTCCATACAAATTAACATTTGTAGCAGACTTATGGACTACTAATACTGAACAAAAGTTGCAGATATTTGAACAGATTGCGTATTTGTTTAATCCTAGTCTAGAACTTCAAACTACTGATAACTTTATAGACTGGACTAGCTTAACTGTATTACAATTAGAAAGTACAAGTTGGACTAGTCGTCAGATACCCCAAGGTGTTGATCAAAACATTGATATAATGAATATGACATTTACAACACCTATATGGATTACACCTCCTGCTAAAGTTATGAAGATGGGTGTCATTACTAAAATTATTGCTAATGTTTTTGCTGATCAACAAGGCACTATCATAACTGACTACGATGATCCTAATGCTGTTTATCCTGGATTAGGTAATCTAGTTGAATCTGTGGTAGTTACACCTGGCAATTTTGAATTAATGGTATTAGATGGTGTGGCCGGTTTGTTGACCAATGAAATAGACACAGCCTCAAGTGATACAACGATGCCTGGCAATACAGTATCGTGGCGTAAACTATTAGATTTATATCCTGGTCAATTCCGTGCAAATATCAGTCAGCTGAGATTATCTAAGCCCAACGGTAACGAAATTGTTGCTTACATTAGCTTAGATCCGTATGATGAGCGTAGAATGTTGCTGACATTTGATACAGATACTATACCTGCCAACAATGCCCTACTGAACCGTCCCTTAGGTACTGTAGATGCAATTATAAATCCTGAGACATTTGCTCCAGGAACACCAGTGACTAATGTTACATATCTAATATTAGAAAATATCAATGTTGTATCAGAATATGGTCAACCTGGTTATAGTGGCCCTGTGGCATGGAAAAATGCTGATCAAAGCGACTTTCAAGCATTGGCCAATGACATCATACAGTGGGATGGAGTTAAGTGGAATGTGATATTCAATTCTGCTGATGTGGTTGAAGTTCATTACATAACTAATTCATATACAGGTATACAATACAAGTGGGACGGACATCAGTGGTCGAAGAGCTTTGAAGGCATCTACCCAGCATTAGGATGGCGTCTTGTGTTATGATAAACAATGAACGCTGAAACAACATCAACTCAACAAATCATTTGCAGTGGAGGTTTATTCCTAGCTCGAGATACTCGCAGATTTTTGTTTCTCTTACGAACACAAGGTAAGACCGCTGGTACTTGGGGGCTAGTTGGTGGTCGTAAAGAGCCTACGGATGCCACAGCCTTTGAAGCACTGAGTCGTGAGATACAGGAAGAAGTAGGTGCTACGCCTAAGATAAAAAAGATTATTCCTCTAGAGCTGTTTACCAGCAATGATCAAAACTTCCAGTACAACACCTATGTACTAATGATCGATCGTGAATTTATTCCTACACTAAATGAGGAACACAGTGGCTATGCTTGGACTGGATTTGATCAATGGCCCAAACCCTTGCACCAGGGTGTAAAGAACAGTTTCAACAATCGTGCTGTTCGTGCTAAATTAGAATTACTATTAGACTTAATAGATTAAGGTAGAGTAGCGTAGAGATCACGCTTCTGTTGATTGGTCAACGGTGTGCCGTTAGAATCATTGATGTCTACACTGTTAGATACATCACGTTTAAAAATAACATAGTCAGTATTATCTAGTGCAAAAGGAATATAAAGATTGTCTTCAAGCCTTTTAACTATCTCAATGTTGTTTGTAATTAAATTCTTTACTAATTGATACATTTTTATAACTCCGATGATGCCGTCCATTGACCATAAATTTCTGCGTTTGTCCAAGCACCTATACCAGAAGCTGTATTTTGATAAAATCCGTTTACTCCAACTCCTGTTGGACTAGGAGTAAGAGTAAGTCCGCCTCCTGAATAAGTACCAGACCATCCGGTACCGCCACTGGTATTCCAAAAAGAAAGAGACGGTGTACCTCTTTTAGTAACTTTAAAATTCACTGTAGATCCCAAAGCTCCTCCCCCTTGGGTTGTACCTCGTTGTATTGTCATACCAACATCTGTAGCTGTACCAGGTGGAGTTGTAACATCGTATGACATTTCATAATATCGCTGACACATCTGCAGTTCTCTAGTATAGTCTCTATAGTCAAAAGTTGTAGCCGACGCACCTGCTTCTAATTGCACGCCACTGATATACATTGTAGCACCATTGGTTGCTAATAAATTAGTTGAACCAGCAGAACCTATAGCAAAACTTTTTGTAGTCCATGCATTAGCAGTATCTTGGTAAGTTGATCCTGCGGCTAATGTAATGCCAAATTCTATACCAATTCCGGTGGTATTATTCCACGATCCTGTTGTTGGTCCCAGAATTGTCCGTGTAATTTGTACCCATGTATTTGCCGCTGATATAGTAAATGTAAATGGATAACTATAGGTATTGCCACTGTTAGATACATACCCGCTGAATGTTCCTGTCAGTGAACAGTTTACCCAGAATGATACCGATACCGATTGTGCAGAACTAGTTCCCCATGCTAGGTCAGCAACATTATAACCTTCTATACGTTGGCTGAAAGTTGCATAGACTCCCGAAGATACTGTTGTTGCAGATCCCGATGTGATCAATGCACTATTGGTATAACCTGTTGGAACACTTGCCGTGCTCTGTTCTAGATAAAAATATCCCAAAGCATTAGCCCAATAACCCCAGCGATCTAGTGTATTATATTTTAAAGTTGAACTTGCTACCTGATTACTCACAGGTGAGCTACCTCTTTGTGCAAATGTCATTGCACCGTTGATCAATCTATTTTTAAAGGATGGGGGTGCTGAGACTCCACCAGCAAGTCTAGCCCAATAGTTAGTTGCACTGGTATAGGAATAAGTAATTCCATTGCTCAGTGTTGCAATTTGACCGTTAGTTGGGGAAGTTGGGAAGCTCATAGTACTTGTATTTAACTAATTTTTATTTATGTATGACTGAATTAATAAATGTTTGGATAATCAAATTGTAAAAGATCCGCTGGCATTAAATTGATAAACATGAAGATGTGCGGATGTATTGTGAGTATATGTAGGACTTCCTGTAACGGAGGTAGCTGGTGAATAAGAGTCGCTCCAACTTACAATGACTACACCTTTGCCGCCGTTTCCGCCTGCAAATTTTGTACATGGACTACTTTGGTAAGCACCTCCGCCTCCGCCTCCGCCGCCGGTGTTAGCACAGCCATTGGTTCCTGACGTTGCATTTGTTCCACTAACCCCACTTCCAAGTTTTGATCCACCGTAGCCGCCACCACCAGAGCCACCTGGTGCAGAATAGCCAGTGGCGGCATAAATGCCACCACCGCCACCACCGCCACCCGCATAATACACTGCAGATCCAGTTACACTTGACTGTAAACCAACTCCTCCAGCTCCTCCACCGCCTGAACAATATGTCGAAGACGGATTACCTCCAACTCCTCCAGCACCTCCGCCACCACCGCCATTCTGCGGAACTCCGGTTATTCCTACTCCACCTGCATAACCTTGCCCACTAACAGGAGTCCCACCACTGCTATTACCGTAAGTAGATCCTCCACCACTGCCCCCAGCAAGTCCAGATGCTCCGTTAGTACAATAATATGAACCACCTTTACCACCACCACAGGTAGATATGCTTAAAGTACCTATGCTACTTGAGCAACCTTTGGTAGTAGCAGAAGCGGCACCTGATCCTCCTCCTCCTACTGTCACCGCATAAACCGTACAAGCAGTTACACCTGCAGTTCCAGTTTTCATTCCTCCAGCACCTCCTCCTCCAGCACCCGGTGATTGATTACCCCAACCGCCTCCACCGCCACCTGCTACAACTAGATAACTAATTGAACTAGGTTTAGATACGCTAGTTGTAACACTGTTACTAGATGTACTAGCAGAGCTGGTACCAACACTGTTGGTAGCAGTTACTGTAAACGTATATGTAGTACCATTGGCTAACCCAGATACTGTAATAGTTCCGGATCCAGCTTGACTTAATGTTCCGGTAATCCCGCCAGGGCTACTTGTTGCTGTATAGCTTGTTATAGTTGCACCACCATTACTAGCAGGTGCTGTAAATGGCACACTGGCTGTTGTAACAGTGACTGTCACTGTTCCAATCGTTGGTGCACCTGGGACAACTGCTACTATAGTTGTTGTTGTATTTGATTTTGCACCTGTACTACCAACTACATTTGTTGCAGTAACTATTGCATATATAGTATTGCCCACATCGGCTGAACCTAATGTATAAGTAGTTGCTGTGGCTCCACTGATTACAGTACTTGGGCTTCTATACCACTGATATGTATAGCTAATTGTAGATCGAGAAGTCCAAGTTCCGTTGGTCGTTGTCAACGTAGAGCCAAATTGAGTTGTTCCAGTAACAGCAGGAGCTATTGTATTGATAGGTGGGGAATCATAAGAACCTCCAACAAAGGCATTAAGAATGCCACTCATGTCACATTAGTTCCTGTTAGTAACCATTGAGTTGTTGCTATTTTAATACAATTGGCAACACCGTACTGTGCCAAAGTTCTAGATCCTGATGCACCACCCTGCGCCCACGTCAATGTGTCAGAGTTGATGGCAATTGTCACAGCCTGTGTTGACATATTAATAAACTGAATCACAGTACCTAAAGCGTAAGGTACTGATGCGTTTGCCGCAATAGTAAATGTTCTAGCATTAGCATCACTTGCAGGGTGAAAAATACACCACCCTGCATCCGAAGCAATAGTTGTGTATGCCGCACTTTGGCTATTTTGAGGAATACCAAGATTGGCATAAGTCCCAATTGTAGCGGTAGTTAATATTACTGCACCACCAATAGTTCCAACCGTTGTTACCGATAGTGTGTTTGCACTTATAGTACTAGTTGCTGTGATACTAGTTGCTGTGATACTGGTTGCTGTGATACTATTACCAAAGATAGCATTAAATGTACCCGTTCCACCTACATTTAAATTACCACCAATACCTGCTCCACCTGCAACAGTAAGCGCACCGGTTGTGGTATTAGAGCTAACTGTGGTATTAATTATTGTAAATATATCTGGAGAAGTAACCTGTGTTTGCGTAACTGTAGTGTACTGTATAGTTAATTGTTGAGCAGTAATTGTACCGCCAATATATAGATCGCCACCGATACCTACACCACCTGCTACAACTAATGCACCAGATGCAGTACCTGTAGTGGCAGTATTATTAGTAATTGCAAATGCACTGGTAGTTCCTGAACTGGCAGCGCCGACAGTAGCACCGGCTACCTGTAAATTGCCGCCTGCGACACTCAGCGGCACCCCACCAATATCAATGGTACTGGAAGTAACATACAAGGTACGGAATCTATATGAAGGACTACCTAGATCATAACTAGCAGTGGCACTGGGAATAATACTCTGTGTAATAGTACCACCACTGAATGCATTGGTGATTGTAGGGCCCGTGATATCCAACCAAGCAAAAGTCGTTCCATCTGTGGTATATCTCGCAATGGTATCTGTCAGTGTATTATACCAAAGATCACCAACTCCGGGATTGGCAGGTGGAGTACTAGAACTGGTTGTGCGTGTTCCGCCTCCCGAAATCTGCCCAGCGGCAACAATACCTCCGGCTATATTCAGTGCACCAGATCCTGTATTTGAAATAGTTACGGTACCTGTGGAACTTTCTAAGAATGATAATTGGCCTGCTTGAGTCATATGTTATATTTATACTCAAAGAAAGCTCTTGACATTCTATATGCAGATAAGTAGTATATACATATACAACGGAGAAACCCCATGGCAATTGTCATCGAAACCCCAGAGGATCAGATCACAGAAATAACCACCACAGAATCAGTAGTCAAGCCCAATGATGTACAGTTGCAAGTAGAATACTTGTTTGCCAGTTCAGTGTGGAGGACCAGTGCTCCACAATTCCTAGAAGATGTACAGGCTGTGGCAAAAACACAATTCAGCAAACGTAAAAAAGAACACCCAGAGATCTTAAAAACAGTTTATCCCACGGTGATGACTGACAATATCCACACAGATCCCCGTTGTGCCGAGTTTGTTAACTATGTTCAGCAAGCGGCATGGAATGTCCTAAACAATCAGGGTTACAATATGGATGTATTTGACATGATATTCTATGATTGTTTTGGACAAGAACATCACAAGTACAGCGGACATGATACTCATACACATCCTGGAGGTCAAATCACAGGATTTTATTTCTTAGAGACTCCAGAAAACTGCTGCCGTGTAGTATTCCAAGATCCACGTCAGGGCAAAAATCATGGTGCTATCGGTGAACGCAATATGAGCCAAGCTACATTGGCCAGTTATGAAATCAATTACCAACCCCAGCCTGGTGATTTTTTCTTTACCAATTCTTGGTTGCCACACAGTTTCACACGCAATGCCAATGCCAAGCCAATGCGTTTTATTCATTTTACATTAGGTGTACAATATAAACCTCAGCAACCTATAGCTCCTGCCGCCAATATAGTATGAATCGTTATCATATTCGTTTCAACAAATCTCGAGGTCAACCAGGGCGTGGCACCAAAAATCACGTTTGGCGAGTATTTGAGAACGGTGAGGAATACCTTTTTAAACACTTTAAGGTATCTGTACCTTGTTTTGATGAAACCACAGGTGATGGTCTAGGCAACGATGATTGGAACTTCTGCTGTGAAGGCTATCTGAGTATAGACAAGGCCACATCCACAGCTATTATCACTGCCGAGCCTCCCGCTAAAGATTAAATTGCCGGCGGAATTTCTACTTCTTTCCAGCTTGTAGTAGGTTCATCCCAAATGTAACTTTTGCCATCAGTGGGCCTTGCTACTGGTGCAGTCCATGTCCAAGTTGCACTATCTATGGTCCAGCTAGGAAAAGGCTGTGGTGGGTAAAACACATCATTCTCGGAATCATAAACATATCCAATACCAGCATAATTACCCCTCAAGGCTACACCTCCGTCGGGTTCACCGTCTTGTCCATAATGTACATTGCCGCGGGTGTTGTATGAAGTTTGACGCCACTGGCTAGGATCTCCCCATAGTCCTATATCCAATGTTTCTTGTTCTATTGCAATAACTCTGGTTACAATTCCATTTTCTACTTTGGCAAAATATGACATCAGTAATATTTCCTTTTATGCTTGCGGTTCGCCCCAACGTAGGGTTAAATTAGCGTTAATTGGCTGACCAGTGGTTGTATATACATTAATGAATAATACATCTGGTCCGTTTGGATAACAATTTCTACCACCAATTGGAGTATTAGTTAATTCTTTCAACAATGATAAATCTAGTACATCTCGTTCAGCAGGGCTACTAACGAATGAGAATACAGTTTCTCCCGGTTGTGCAAATCCTGTTCTACTGAATGTTATGCTAGTAGAGCCAGCAATGCTATTCACGGTATAATTACTGATCCTAACCTGATTAGTAACAGGATTGATGTAGGTTACAACAGTTCCGCCAGTTATAGGACTATTATAATTTCCCGGAATATATACAGCATCACCTGCTTGAATACCAGTAACATTGGCCAGTGTTATAATATTAGTACCGGTAGCAGTTACTCCACTTGTAGCAATAACTGTGGTTGCGGCATTGTCAAATGTAATGCTTTGTCCTTGTGCAATTTGAGCAAAACTTGGCTGGCCGGTTTGAAGTCCTGCACTGGTTAAACTTTGCCATGTAATTCTACCAGAATAAGGATCACTGGGATAATTTTGTGGGTTTAATATACCTTGAACAACCATAGCACAGTTGGTATTTGTTGTTCCGCCAGCAGTAACTTCAATTGCTTGCAATCTCATCTGGGCACGATTCAATAAATCTCGATCACCTAAATCTCCTGCAATGGCATTACTCACACTTGGTGCTAATCGAATAGCAAATGCAGTTGTTGGTACTGTACTAACGTTAATGTTTGTAGAAACATAATTAAAAATGTATCCGCGATCATCGTCAAATCCGCCGTCAGCCAAATAAGCTGATCCCCAGTGAGTTAATTGTGGTGATGCTGTTTGCCCTACTAAAATTACTCCGGTCCCTGTACTATGAATTGATGCGTTGGTTCCAGTAAATGTTCTAGTCTGTCCAGCAACAAACTGGCTGTAACTTGTTCCACGTGTTAGTCCAGTTAATGAATTTGTACTAGTAGTTATACCTGTATACTGTATAACTTCTTGGTCTACATATACATAACCACCACTCTTTGGAAAATATGTAACATCTCCTATATTCATGTAAGTATCAGTAACTCCCATAGAATTATACAAATAACTACGTGCACCCTCATTGATAACCTGATAACGAACAGGCATATTACCAGTTCTTTGGAAAGCTTCAATATTAACGTTGGAATTTTTTAAACGATGTATAGTAATAAAATTACCATCTGGACCTCGCAACATCCAATCAATAAATCCAGCACCATACCAAGTCCATTGCAATCCGATCATTTGCATTTTATTAACATTAAGATTATAACCACTAGGATTAAAGACTCCATTACTACCATCACACCGATCTATGTTCCATTGCGATTGCGGCACTATTGTGTCAACAACTTTGACTATTTTAATACCAGACTGATTTATATAACCACGAAACTCTGGATTGACCGAAATTTGCGTATCATTTATAACGTTAGTTACAACATGAGTCATGCCTTTAATAACTACACGATCACCTGCTATTAATTGACCTGTAAATCGTGTATTAATACCATTTACAATATGACTACCTGTTGTAACAGACACAAGACCTGCAATATTAGGAGTTGCGGTTCGTTGACCAATAGCTATTTGTATTCCATCATACTGCCAAAACATCCCATTTTGATCATCAAATGTTCCTGCACGTACAGTTGAACCATACCAATTTCTTACAGATAATAATGCTGGGGTACCTAAAATAGCATTAGTTGATGTAGTTGTTAACGATCCTGTAGAAAGGAAAAGCACAGTACGTTCATCAGTTACTGTGCTAACAGTATAAACACCGTTATATCCAGCATTACCGCAGTTACTTAATAAAACAGTTGCACCAACTTGACACCCATGATCGTTGTCATCAGTAACAACAGTGATTATACTACCAGTTGTAAGTCCATTGGCAGTAACTGATCGAATATTATAGTTAGGAGCAAACAATGCACCGGTATTATAATTAATTGCTTTACCAGATTGATATCGAAGATTTTTCTTACTTTGGCGTACAGCATCAGTTCCCGGACTAGGTCCGTTTGTACCTAACTGTACACCACCGTCAAAGGGTCGATGTATATAATAACTATCAGATCTCGGTGCTATATATCCCAAAGGCGTTCCCGATATTGATCCAACGTTTCTAGCAGAATAGCTGAATGTTGAAGAACTAAGAACTGATGTAACAAAAAATGGTCCCTGGCATAGATTATGACCATTGCTGCCATTGTAGCTAGAAATAATAGCAATAAAAGTATTTCCCGGAGCAAAGCCGTGTGGATCAGTTGATGTAACTGTGATTGTTCCTGTGGTAGAAGAACTAGATCCTGTTACTACAAATGACACATTGCTTAATGTAGAACCAGTATAAAATCCGCCTTTACGTACAACAGTCGATGCCTGACTAACAACTGTACCACTAGTAACACCGACCAGGCCTTTGGCATAAAAATTAAATGATGTTGCACTGTTTACTGAATCAACAATAAAAGATCCTTGTGCACGGTCATAACTAGCAACTGTTTGTAATAATGCATTACAGGTCAATGCTGTACCAGTTGATAGATTATGCGGGTAATTTGTATTCACAGTCATTAAACTTGATACACCCGCTTGTCCCCCGCTGGCATAACTAGCATCAGTGGTAATATTATTAACAGATAAGTCTGTTCCTGGTATTTCATAGATTCCAGGGTATCCTCTCATTTGACTCAATGTCTGCCACTTAGTAGGTTGCATACCATACTCAAAGTCAGCATCAATCATTGATTGAGGTGAGGCTACACGAGTACGTTCAAAGGCATCTGTTCCCATTGCCCATGGACGAGTAATAACAGCACCTTGCGGATTTTCTGTAAATATTTGCAGGATATCAGTACTCAACATACCAGCGGTACTAGCACCTAGAGTAATAGTAGTTATACCATCAGACGATTGTAGAGCTTGGGGAAAATTAGTGGTGTTGGCACGGCTCAAACTCATCGTAGTTCCGACAAAGTTTAAATCGGCAAAATTGTAAATTATTTGATTTCTAGTAACATTGGTAATAATCAATAACTGACTAAGATCATACCGTCCGGGTATTTGAACCGTTCCTACTCCGGCAGCTCCGGGAGTAAAAATATACGTTCTTTGCAGTTGTTTTGCCATTTTATTCTAAATCCTTGTTATTCGTTACATACCGAGTGCTATTGCCATAGCCGCCGCGGCTGCTGTTTGTGATATTGCTTGAGCAAAGTTTTGACTAGCTACAATACGAATTACATCTCCAGCGTTACGTGCTGTATTTAGTACCACATAAGGACTGGTGCTAGCATTATAGTCACCGCTGTTTAACAAAACTCCGTTAGCAAACACTTGTAATTGATTGGCCACAAATCCGCCAGCTACAGTACAAGTGCTTTGTCCCTGTAACATAGTAAATTCTTGGATAGTTGTGGGCAGTATTTGAGCACCGTTGGTATAGATATTAGATGCATATAAATTACCTGCTATTCCAACTCCACCTGCAACTGTAAGGGCACCAGAATATGTTCCAATACTCTGCGTTGTATTAGTAATGGTAAAGATATCTGGTGTAACAACAGTAGTTTGAGTAATTGTTGTATATAGAATTGTCAACTGCTGTGCAGTAATTCCGCCAGCAACATATAAATTACCTGCAATACCAACACCACCTGCAACTGTCAGTGCACCAGTTGTAGTACTTGTGCTCGAAGTTGTGTTAGAAATAGCAAATGTCGCAGTAGTGTTTAGGTTGTAAGCTGCCGCATAAACTGTACCCGTGGCATAGATATTATAAACACCACTAATGCTACCACCATTACCTGTGATATTAACTGTGGCAAATGATCCAGTATTGGCTGCATAGATAGATCCATTAACACCAATGCCGCCTGCAACAATCAATGCACCAGTATAAGTTGATGTACTGATGTTAGTACCAAGTATAGTAGCTGTGGTAAGTACCGTTAATGTGTTATTAGTTGCTGCACCACCAATGTATATATTACCACCAATACCAACACCACCAGTAACCTGCAATGCACCTGTTGTTGTACCTGTGCTCTGTGTTATATTACTAATCAGTACAGTTGCTGTTGTTGCAGTTAATGCCGCCGCTACGTAGGTATTAACAGTAGCAGTTGTAACCAATGCCGCACCAGCAAGTATAATAGATCCACCAACTGTTAAAATATTAGTAACAGTTAGGCTACCACCAAAAGTTCCACTGTTGGCTACATTTAAGTTACCACCGATACCAACACCACCAGTTACAATAACAGCACCAGTTAAAGAAGATGTTGAAGTAGCCGAACTTGTAGCCAATAGTACCGGAGCAGTGATTGTACCAGTTGAGAATATATTGTTAACGCCAGTGATACTACCACCAGTACCAACAATTACTACGGTACCAAATGATCCAGTATTAGCCGCATATAATGATCCACCAATACCAACACCACCAGCAACAACCAATGCTCCAGTATAAGTTGATGTACTAACGTTAGTACCTAGTATACTTGCTGTAGTTAGAACTGTTAGGGTATTAAATGATCCAAAGTTGCCAACATACAAGTTACCGCCGATACCAACACCGCCCGTGGTCTGGAAAGCACCTGTGTTTGTACTGGTACTTTGTGTTGTATTGTTTATGACAAATGTTGCTGTAGTCGCAGTTAATGCTGTGGCAATATATGATCCAACAGTAGCTGTGGTAATCAGTGCCGCACCAGCAAGTATAATTGATCCGCCAACGGTTAAGACATTGTTAACGGTTACACTACCACCAAATGTTGATGTAGATCCGCCAACATTTAAGTTACCACCAATGCCTACACCACCTGTTACAATAACAGCACCTGTCAGTGTCGAAGTTGATGTAGCAGAACTTGTGGCAAGCAATACCGGTGCTGTAACAGTACCAGTAGCAAAAATATTATTAACACCAGTAATACTACCGCCAGTTCCAACAACTACTACAGTACCAAAAGATCCAGTATTAGCCGCATATAACGAGCCACCTATACCAACACCACCCGCGACAATCAATGCACCGGTATAAGTTGATGTACTGACATTAGTACCAAGTATGCTGGCTGTGGTTAGAACTGTTAGAGTATTATTAGTCTCTGCACCACCAATGTATATATTACCACCAATACCAACACCACCAGTAACTTGGAAAGCACCTGTATTTGTACTGGTACTTTGCGTTGTATTGTTAATAACAAAGGTCGATGTAGTTGCAGTCAATGCCGCACTGATTACAGTACCAACAGTAGCAGTTGTAATTAGAGCCGCACCACCGACTATCAATTGTCCATTAATAGTTAATGTATTATTAATAGTTACACTGCCACTAAATGTTGATGTAGATCCGCCAACATTCAAATTACCACCAATGCCTACACCACCAGTTACAATTACTGCACCTGTAGTAGTTGATGTTGAAGTAGCTGAACTTGTAGCAAGCAATACAGGTGCAGTAACAGTACCTGTGGCAAAAATATTATTAACACCGGTAATACTACCACCATAACCAACAATACTAACTTGTGCAAAAGATCCAGTATTGGCAACATATAAATTACCACCAATACCAACACCACCTGCAACAACCAATGCACCAGTATAAGTCGATGTACTGACATTAGTACCAAGTATGCTGGCTGTGGTTAGAACTGTTAGTGTATTAAATGATCCAAAGTTACCAACATATAAATTACCACCAATACCAACACCACCAGTAACCTGTAGTGCACCTGAGTTAGTACCGGTGCTTTGTGTAATATTACTGATAACCAATGTTGATGTAGTTGCAGTCAATGCCGAAGAAATTACAGTACCGACAGTAGCCGTAGTAATCAATGCCGCACCACCAACTATTAACTGTCCATTAATAGTTAATGTATTATTAATAGTTACGCTACCACTAAATGTTGATGTAGATCCGCCAACATTCAAATTACCACCAATGCCTACACCACCAGTTACAATTACTGCACCTGTAGTAGTTGATGTTGAAGTAGCTGAACTGCTGGCTGTTAGAATAGAAGTAGCCACTGTACCTGTAGCAAAAACACTGTTTACGCCAGTAATACTACCACCAGTACCTACAACAATAACAGTACCAAAGGATCCAGTATTGGCTGCATATAACGAACCACCAATACCTACACCACCTGCGACAATCAATGCACCAGTATATGTCGATGTGCTGACATTGGTACTTAATATACTTGCTGTGGTTAGAACTGTTAGAGTATTATTAGTCTCTGCACCATAGACATAGAGATTTTGTCCAATTCCAACACCACCTGCAACAACCAATGCACCTGTTACTGTGCTGGTACTTGGGGTTGTATTACTGATAATGAAAGTTGATGTAGTACCAGTAGTTACAGGGTTGATATAACTTTGAATTGTAGCAGATGTAATGAATGCCTGCCCTTGGACTGAAATAGTTCCAACTACAGTTAAACTACCGCCAATGGTTGCACTGCTACCAACATTCAATGCACCGCCAATTCCAACACCACCAGGTACAGTTATAGCACCTGTAGTAGTCGACGTTGAAGTAACTGTGCCAGCTAAATTAATAACTCCAGCCTGTATAGTACCTGTGGCAAATAAACTATTAACACCAGCAATATTACCGTTAGCACCTACAATATTAACAGTGCTGAATGATCCTGTACCTACAGCACTAATAACACCACCGCTGTATATATTACCACCAACACCAAGTCCGCCGGCTACAACCAATGCACCATTTGTAGAAGTTGTACTGGTAGATGTATTGGTAATATTGATTGCATTGGTAGTTGTAGATCCCCTATTGGTAATTGTCTGTAGTGTGCTTGAATTAGCAATGTACACACCATTGGTACTAGTGAATACCGAAGTATCAGTACCAGCAAGAATACCAGCGGCTACATATGGATTAACCAAACTAAAGATAGTTGCAGTTGAAAGTATAGATCCACCTGCGACAAATAAACTACCACCAACAAATAAATTGCCTCCAATTCCTAGGCCACCTGCAACAGTAACCGCACCTGTTGTAGTTGAAGTTGAATTGGCTAGGCTAGTAACAGTAACTGTACTAGCATAGATAGTACCCGATGAGAAAATTGCAGTAACATTGCTGATAGCACCGCCGCCACCTGTAATGGTAAGAGTATTAATTGCTAACGTACCAGCAAGATTTAAGTTTCCACCAATACCGACACCACCTGCTACTATTAGTGCACCTGTAGTAGTTGATGTTGAACTTGTTGTGTTAGTAATGTTGAATATACTAGCAGTACCTGTACTACTACCGCCACCGGCTGCATAGTTACCAATTGTAGCAGTGGTAATAATCTGTGCACCTGCAATGTAACTGGTATTTGCAATATAAACATTTCCACCAATACCTACACCACCAGTAACAACCAATGCACCGGTAATTGTCGATGTTGATGTTGCAGTTCCAGTGACTGATATTGCATTGGCAATTATTGTACCTGTGGCATTTATACTACCAACACCAGTAATATTGCTACCGCCACTACCTGTAATAGATATGGCAGCAAATGTACCAGTACCACCAACGTATAAATTACTACCAATACCAACACCACCTGCAACAGTCAATGCACCTGTGGTAGTTGAAGTTGAAGTTGCTGTTCCACTGAAATACCCAGTTCCTGCAACTGTCACTAATCCTGTAGCTGGATTAATAGTAAAACTACTTGTGGTATATTCAGCTTGATAATTTGCTGTATTATTGTTAGCATTGACAAATACAGGATAGTAAGTTCCAGCGGCAAATTGTGCCTGCGTTTGAACATAAATTGTATTTGTGGCTGTTCCTGCACTTACACCGGCTAATGGTTGCCAAGTTGCAGTAGAACCATTAGATGTTAAAACATAATTATTCAATCCAATTGGAATGAATGCAGTAGTGCCGGTGCCGCTTTGAATTGGTATACTACCTGCCGCACCGCCCGCAATGTTAGTAGTTGTGTTACTGCTTGCACCTAATAAATTACCACCGCTATAGATATTTCCACTAACATTTAAATTGCCACCAACGCCAACACCGCCGGTAATTATTAATGCCCCAGTGTTTGTAGAAGTAGACTGTGTTGAACTTGTAACAAATATTGTATTGGCTGTGATTGTACCGGTAGCAGAAATATTAGTAACACCTGTGATATTACTGCTGCCAGATCCTGTAATAACAATAGCATTGAATGTACCAGTTCCACCAACATTAATATTGCCGCCGATACCAACTCCGCCAGCAACAACTAATGCTCCCGATGCAGTGTCAATACTAGGAGTAGTATTAGTAATTGTGAATATGTCTGGTGATGTAACTAGTGTTTGAGTAACTGTTGTATAGCTAACTGTTAATGATGCCGCAGTAATACTGCCGCCAACGTACAAATTACCACCAATTCCAACTCCACCAGCAACTGTCAATGCACCTGTGGTAGTTGAAGTTGATTGTGAAGTATTAGTAAAATTAACAGTTCCACCAGTTATTCCACTGAATGTACCAGTATTTCCAGCAAGTCCCTGTAATCCTTGAACGCCTTGAGTACCTTGATTGCCTTGGAGACCTTGAGTACCTTGAATAGATACACCTTGAACACCTTGAATTCCCTGACTACCGATAAGGCCCTGAATGCCTTGTAGGCCTTGAACGCCCTGAACACCTTGCGTACCAGTACCACCGACAAATCCAGCTTGTCCCTGTAGTCCCTGCAATCCTTGAACGCCTTGACTGCCAGTTTGCCCTTGTAGGCCCTGAATACCTTGTGTACCAGTACTACCTGTAAATCCACTTATACCCTGAACACCTTGAACTCCCTGGCTACCAGTTTGGCCTTGGGTTCCTTGAATACCATTACCACCTTGTAGGCCTTGCGTACCTTGACTACCAGTTTGCCCCTGTAGTCCTTGCGTACCTTGACTACCAGTTTGCCCCTGTAGTCCTTGCGTACCTTGACTACCAGTTTGCCCCTGTAGTCCTTGCGTACCTTGTGTTCCTTGACTACCAGATCCCTGTGTTCCTTGTACACCCTGTGTCCCTGTACCTCCATAGGCACCTACAGTAGCGGTAGTTAAGATAACTGCTCCGCCAATATAGCCAGTATTTGCTACGTATAAATTGCCGCCAATTCCAACGCCACCTGCAACAGTCAATGCACCAGTTGTAGTACTGATACTTTGAGTAGTATTAGTAATTGTGAATATGTCTGGTGATGTAACCAGTGTTTGAGTAATTGTTGTATATTGTACAGTTAATTGGTTAGCAGTAATTGTACCACCGACATATAAATTTCCACCAATTCCAACTCCACCTACAACAGTCAACGCACCTGAATTAGTACTTGTACTAATTGTTGAATTATTAATATTAACTGTAGATGTTGTAGTACCAGAGAAGAAACCAGTTTGACCTTGTAATCCTTGTGTTCCTTGTAGACCTTGAGCGCCTTGTAATCCCTGTACTCCTTGAGTACCCTGATTGCCCTGGAGTCCTTGAGTACCTTGGGTTCCTTGATTGCCTTGTAAGCCCTGAACACCCTGTGTTCCTTGTAAGCCCTGGAGTCCTTGAGCTCCCTGAGTACCTTGGGTTCCTTGCAGACCTTGTAGGCCTTGACTACCAGTTTGACCTTGTAGTCCTTGTGGCCCTTGTACACCTTGGAGTCCTTGCAGGCCTTGACCTCCTATACCTCCAACAAATCCTTGTAAACCCTGAACACCTTGAGGTCCTTGAATACCTTGTAGGCCCTGTGTACCTTGCAAGGCTACACCTTGAACACCTTGAACACCTTGTAGGCCTTGGAGCCCTTGTGATCCTAATTGTCCCTGTAGGCCTTGGAGCCCTTGCAAACCTTGTGCACCTAAAAGGCCTTGGAGCCCTTGAAGTCCTTGTGATCCACTACGTCCTTGTGGACCTTGAACACCTTGACTTCCAATATCTCCTTGTAACCCTTGAACACCCTGTGCTCCCTGTAAACCTTGATTGCCCTGAAGTCCTTGAGATCCCTGAGTACCTTGATTGCCTTGTAACCCCTGTGTGCCTTGTACGCCCTGCAGTCCTTGCAAGCCCTGTTGACCTTGTCCAGAATATCCACCAACTGTAGCAGTAGTGACAATCTCATTAGCACCAATATATCCATGTCCGATTATATATAGAGTATTAACTGTAGCATTGGTTGCTGTAATTCCTCCACCGACGTATAAATCTTGTCCAATTCCCGCACCGCCGACTACTGTTAGAGAACCATTTGTTGATGTTGTGGCATTAACTCCACTGGTGATCACGGTATTGCTGACATTCAAATTGCCACCAATTCCAACTCCGCCACTTACTGTCAGTGCACCTGTTGTGGTACTGATACTTTGAGTGGTATTTGTAATTGTAAATATGTCTGGCGATACAACAGTAGTTTGAGTAATTGTAGTATATTGTACAGTTAATTGATTAGCGACAATAGCACCACCAACATACAAATTACCACTAACTGCCGCACCACCAAATACTTGTAATGCACCTGTAGTAGTTGATGTTGCCGAAGTAGTGTTAGTGACATACAATGTACCATTGTTGACAGCTAAATTACCAGAAACTGCACTGTCACCGGCAACAGCCATACCGCCACCAGCAACTTGAAAACTCTGTAGTCCACCAGATGCTGTACTTGCAGTACCAATATTATTGACATTAAATCCATAGATACTAGCATAAGCAATTTGCGTACCACCAGCACCCAATATTGTCTGTCCAGATAATCCAGGTGCATTTACAATAGTATTATTATTAGTAACCTGTAGGGTATAGTTGTTGACATTTCGATTTACACCGCCAGAATATATGTATTGATTAGCACCTAATATAAGGTTACCGCTGGCAATTAATGTTGTAAATGTACCGGTACTTGCAACAATGTTACCAATTTGTGTATTTTGTATTCCACCACCGGCATATAATGCACCACCTATACCAACTCCACCTTTAACAGTTAATGCTCCAGTTGCCGTTGAGCTTGCTGTAGCAGTTGAATTGATTGTAGTCGTGCCTGTTGAAAATGTTGCCAACAGTGTTGTGTTTGGTCCGCCGGCGTATAATGATAATTGATCATCTGGGCCAACACTTATTCTGCCAAGGCCAGTAACATAATCAACAACAATACCGTCGGTATATGCACCAGTGAATGTGTTTGTAGCATACAGTCCATTTGCGGCTGTTATGTATGAACCAGCATTGATATTTCCAGTAATTGAAATATTAGTAGCAGTTATATTACCGCCAACATTTAAGTTACCACCAACACCTACCCCACCACTGACAGTCAATGCACCATTTGTAGTACCTGTGCTTGCTGTTGCATTGGTAATATTAATTGCATTGGTAGTTGTAGCACCTCTACCTGTTATAGTTTGTAGTGTACTAGTATTTGATATTGTAACAATGCCAGTATTTGTATTAACTGAAATATCTGTACCAGCAGTAATACTAGCAACACCGAATGTTCCAATGGTAGCAGTTGTTAAGATCTGTGAACCAGCGACATAACTGGTTGCACCAGCATATAATGCACCGCCAATACCTACACCACCAGCAACAGTTAATGATCCCGAAGTTGTAGAAGTTGAAACTATGTTAGCAACTACATTTACATTACCAGAATTATTGATTACTAGACTACTTGTAGCACCAGCACCTACAGTACCGATAGTAAAGGACGAACCGTTCATACTAAACGGTGCATAAGTAGATCCAGCACTATTTAGGCTGGTAATATTGTTATTTCCAGCGGAACTTCCTACTGTAAATGCCCACTGATCGCCTGAACCAGAACCTTTTAATGTTAATGCATATTGATTACCAGTTCCGTTTTCTGTAATTGTTAATGCTGAAGCATTTAACGATCCTGCGGCATATATATTGCCGCCAACTCCGACTCCACCAGCTACAGTTAATGCTCCAGAAGTAGTATTTGTACTTTGAGTATTATTATTAATGTTTACGGTAGCAGTAGTTGTACCAGAGAATATACCAGTTTGACCTTGTAGGCCCTGAACGCCCTGTAGTCCTTGAACACCTTGATTTCCCTGTAAGCCTTGAGTTCCCTGTATTGCTACACCTTGAACACCTTGGAGTCCTTGAGTCCCCTGTGTTCCTTGGTTACCTTGTGTTCCTTGTAAGCCCTGTACACCTTGAAGTCCTTGGAGTCCTTGAGTCCCCTGTGTTCCTTGGTTACCTTGTGTTCCTTGTAAGCCCTGTACACCTTGATTGCCTTGGAGTCCTTGATTGCCTTGGAGTCCTTGAACGCCTTGACTACCAGTCTGACCTTGAGTACCTTGGAGTCCTTGGCTGCCAGTTTGACCTTGAGTACCTTGAACTCCCTGGATTCCTTTTTCGCCTTGTAGGCCTTGAACTCCCTGAATACCTTGACTTCCAATAAGTCCTTGTAGACCCTGAACACCCTGAGTACCAGTATTTCCAAGTCCTGAATAAGATCCAACAGTAGCAGTGGTAATAATAACAGCACCACCAATATAACCGGTATTTGCTACATATAATGCACCTCCGATACCAACACCGCCAGCAACAGTCAATGCACCTGTAGAGGTTGACGTTGCAGTAGTGGAACCAGTAACTGATATTGTATTTGCACTAATTGTTCCAGTAGCACTGATATTAGTAACACCGGTAATATTACTGCTACCAGAACCAGTTATAACAATGGCATTAAATGTACCTGTACCACCGACATTTACATTACCGCCAATTCCTACACCACCAGCAACAGTTAAAGCTCCTGTTATGGTGCTAACACTAGGTGTTGTATTGGTAATTGTGAATATGTCTGGTGATGTAACCAGTGTTTGAGTAACTGTTGTATAACTAACCGTCAACGTGGCAGCAGTAATATTACCGCCGACTACTAAATCTCCACCAATTCCAACTCCACCGGCAACTGTTAATGCACCTGTAGTAGTCGAAGTAGCGCTGGTAAAGTTATTAATGTTAACAGTAGCGGTAGTAGTTCCAGAAAATACGCCAGTTTGACCTTGAATACTGGTTCCTTGAACACCTTGACTACCAGCACTGCCTTGGGTTCCAATTAATCCTTGAATACCCTGACTACCAGTCTGCCCTTGAGTACCTTGAACTCCTTGGATTCCTTTTTCGCCTTGCAGGCCTTGAACGCCTTGCAGGCCTTGAACGCCTTGATTTCCTAGTAATCCTTGCAAACCCTGAACGCCTTGAGTACCAGTATTACCAATTGATCCGCTGTAACCTTGTGTTCCTATTAATCCCTGAACACCTTGATTGCCCTGGAGTCCCTGTAGTCCTTGTGCACCTAATAATCCTTGAACACCTTGTAGTCCTTGTGTACCTAATAATCCTTGTGCTCCTGTGTGTCCTTGAACGCCTTGTAATCCCTGTGATCCTTGAACGCCTTGTAATCCCTGTGATCCTTGTAATCCCTGTGATCCTTGAACGCCTTGTGGACCAAGTCCGGCATATGTTCCAATAGTAGCAGTAGTAATGATTTTAGCACCATCAATATAACTAGTATCTGCTACATATAATGCACCTCCAATACCTACACCACCAGCAACGGTTAGCGCACCAGTTGTAGGTGATATAGAAGCAGTCGATGCTGTGACTATAATTCCAGGTGAAGATAAAGTATAAGCAGTATCATCCCAATAAAGTGATCCGTTTACATTGATGGGAACTGTATTATCATATGAATTTGCCATAGTAAGATAGAAATCACCACCAGCATTTCTATCTTCAATAGTTTGTTGCACATAAACATTATTAGCGTTGGTTGCAGTTGTACTAGAAATACTACTACTTGCAACCCAAGTTGCTGTGGTTCCATCACTATATAAAACTGTTCCAAGACCACCGAGTGGTACAAATGACGTATGACCTGGTGCACTCTGTATAACTAAAGATCCTGCATCACCGCCCGCAATATTAGTAGCAGTATTACTACTTACTCCCAATAATGAACCGTTGCTATATATGTTTCCGGCATATATATTGCCGCCAACTCCTAGACCACCTGCAACTGTTATAGCACCAGATGTTGTCGAAGTTGAATTTATATTTGATTGAACAACTATCTTACCAGGTACTGTTAACTTTCCATCAGCACCATATGTAAGTGTTCCGCCATTGGTAACAAATTGAATAGTAGCGGTAGTTCCTTGAGTTTGTAATGTTAGTCCGGTACCGCCATCAACAGTAAGACTATGATTAACTCCACTTTCTTGTATATAGGAACCATAAGCCCAATTTAATCTATTATCATTAGTAAGATTAATATTTCCAGTAATATTGGCATCACCACCAATATTGGTAGAGCCACCAATATTCAATGCACCACCAATACCGACACCACCAGCAACAACTAATGCACCACTGCTGGTACTATAGCTAACCATTGTATTGGTAATAGTGAATATGTCCGGAGATGTTACTAGTGTTTGGGTAATTGTTGTGTACTGTATTGTTAGTTGTTGCGCAGTAATAGTACCGCCAACAAACAAATTACCACCAATACCTACACCACCACTAACTGTTAACGCACCAGTATTGGTAGATGTTGTGGCAGTAGAGTTATTAATATTAACTGTGGCAGTAGTAGTTCCAGAGAATACACCAGTTTGACCTTGTAGTCCCTGAACACCTTGCAAGCCCTGAACGCCTTGCAAGCCCTGAACGCCTTGACTGCCAATAGTGCCTTGAACACCTTGCACCCCTTGCAATCCCTGAGTACCTTGATTGCCTTGTAAACCTTGTAGGCCCTGAACACCCTGACTACCAACAGCACCTTGCAATCCCTGCACACCTTGTGTACCGGTTGTACCAATTGATCCGCCATAGCCCTGAACACCAAGTTGTCCTTGAACACCTTGATTTCCTTGTAAGCCCTGTAGGCCTTGAACACCTTGACTACCACCAGCACCCTGTAAGCCCTGAACACCCTGTGATCCGGTACCACCTTGGACTCCTTGAGTCCCTTGTGATCCAATACTACCTTGAGTCCCTTGATTTCCTTGTAGGCCTTGAGTCCCTTGATTTCCTTGTAGTCCCTGCGAGCCAGTGCCACCCTGGATGCCTTGAACACCTTGTGTTCCTTGTGATCCAGTAACTCCTTGTGATCCAGTACTTCCTTGTACGCCCTGTGAACCAACACTGCCTTGAGTTCCTTGAACACCCTGTGCGCCTTGTAATCCTTGACTACCAATAGTTCCTTGCAATCCCTGTACGCCTTGCGGACCCAGTCCTGCATAAGTTCCAATGGTTGCGGTGGTAACAATTACTGCACCACCAATGTAACTAGTATTGGCTATATATACAGTACCGCCGATTCCGACTCCGCCCGCAACAGTTAGAGCACCGGTAGCAGTTGATGTTGCTGTTGTAATGCTAGTAACTGATATAGTATTTGCACTAATTGTTCCTGTGGCAGAAATATTAGTAACACCTGTGATGTTACTACTACCAGATCCTGTGATGACAATAGCATTGAATGTACCAGTGCCGCCAACATTGACATTTCCGCCAATTCCTACACCACCCGCAACAGTTAAAGCACCCGTTGTAGTACTAATACTTTGAGTAGTGTTGGTTATGGTGAATATGTCTGGAGATGTTACCAGTGTTTGGGTAATTGTTGTGTACTGAATAGTTAGTTGTTGAGCAGTGATACTACCCCCGACTACTAAATTACCACCAATTCCTACTCCGCCGACTACTGTTAATGCACCAGTTGATGTACTTGTTGCACTGGTAGAATTATCGATATTAACTGTACTTGTGGTCGTCCCGGAAAAAATACCGGTTTGCCCTTGAATACCTTGAACACCCTGGGTTCCTTGTGATCCAGAAACACCCTGTGATCCAGTAACACCTTGTATACCTTGTGTTCCTTGCACCCCTTGCAAGCCCTGAACGCCTTGGAGACCTTGCAACCCCTGTAAGCCCTGAACGCCTTGGTTACCTTGAAGTCCTTGAACACCCTGGGTTCCTTGTGTACCAGTTGTACCAATTGATCCCCCATAACCTTGAACACCGATTTGTCCTTGAACACCCTGGTTGCCTTGCAAACCCTGTGTTCCCTGAATGCCTTGTAAGCCCTGAACACCTTGATTGCCTTGAAGTCCTTGAACACCCTGTGTTCCAAGTTGCCCCTGTACACCTTGCGAGCCAGTACCGCCTTGCACACCTTGAACCCCTTGAGTGCCTTGTGCACCAATCGCACCTTGCACACCTTGGGTGCCTTGAACACCTTGATTGCCTTGCAAGCCCTGGAGACCTTGGGCGCCTTGTGTTCCTTGACTACCAATAACACCTTGAGTGCCTTGATTACCTTGAAGTCCTTGGACTCCCTGAACACCTTGGGTACCTGTATTACCAATTAATCCTTGAACACCCTGTGTTCCTTGACTACCGACTTGACCTTGTGTTCCTTGGACTCCCTGAACACCTTGCGATCCAATAGCACTTTGGACTCCTTGACTACCAATACCGCCTTGTGTGCCTTGCAGTCCTTGAGCTCCTTGACTACCAGTACCGCCTTGAGCTCCTTGGACACCCTGAGGACCTAGACCTGCATAAGAACTAATTGTAGCTGTGGTGATGATTGTTGCACCAGCAATAGTACTGGTTTGAGCAATATTGACTGCTCCACCAATTCCAACACCACCAGCAACTACTAATGCCCCAGTTTGAGTATTAGTGCTGGGTGTAGTGTTTAAGACATTTAAATAATTTGTGGCTGTAACAGTTCCAGCTACCCTTGTCCACGCACTGGCACTAGAACTATAGGTATATGTAATGCCGTTTAATACTGCCGTTTGGCCATTGATAGGGTTACTTGGAAAGCTCATAATATGTATTTACCGTTCTTGAAAAGATACGGTTATGTTTGCAATTTGCCGTATTTTATGGCGAACCTACGCAGGTACTTGGGAATTGTCGATTTCTGCCTGGCCATAAAATACGGACTGCTCCGCCCCCTCCTGAACCTGAGTAAAAACATTGAGAAGCACCATAAGCATATCCATAACCACCGGCACCTCCACCATAAAGGCCGCCGCCGGCATTTCCTTGTGCACCATTACAACAACCGTGGCCATTACCCCATTGTCCGCTGCCGCCGCCGCTCCCCCCTCCGCCTGGGGCAGCAACATAATAAGGAGCAGATGTTGCGTGAGTTCCTCCACTACCATTGCCGCCTTGGCCATATATACCCACACCGCCACCGGAAGAATGTTTTGTTATCCCTCCTACACCGGCTGCACCACCGCCACCGCCACTTCCTGAACAACCATCCGTAGGGGCCCAGTGTGCATTACCGCCATTTCCACTATACCCACCTGCTCCAGCACCACCAGAACCATAGGCGGGATACCCCCCAATTCCAATTACACTTCCTCCACAGCCGCCACCTGAACCTGCATAGGTTCCGCCTGTAGAACAAAATCTTGCCTGGCAACCGTATGTACCGCCTTGCCCACCACCGCCTAATACAACACCGCTAGATACAAAATAACTACAACCGCCAGAATTTCCACGCTGATTTCCGCCAGTACCTGTAAATCTAGCCCCGCCGGCACCGACAACAACTGTATATCCAGTACCAGCAGATACACCATAGTTGTTTATATATCCTAAACCACCACCAGCACCGCCACCAGCACCATTGCAACACCCAGCATAACCTGAATGTCCATTAGCACCACCACCTCCAACTGCTACTACAGATACTCTGTTAACTCCATAGGGAGCTATCCAAGTATAACTACCCGGAGTTGTGAATGATTGAGAATTTGAAGGAGCTATCCAAGGAGAAGCATGACCTAGCGATCTAGTTGATGCTCCCCCAAGTGTTAGATTTGTTGGCATTTATAATCTCCTTAAAACTGTGCTAAAGATGCTAGTACAGTATAAGCAGGTGTTGCCGCAGTTTTAATGATAGTATACGTATACGAGTCAATTCCATTTATATATCCACTAGATGGAGCTGATCCGCCTTGCCAATAAACAGTAACATTACTCGACGAACCATCAATTGTTAATGTACCATTCATATAGTAAGCAGGTGATCCCTGTTTAGCAAGAATGGCAATACTTGCTGATTGTCCAACTGCAAGAACAGAATTTAATGTAACACCAGAACTGTATGTTAAATTCTGTGTCCAGTTAGCACCAGCATTGCTTGTATAGTATGTAACGGCTCCAGGAGTAAAGTAAGCTGTTGGAGTTGAGTTAACTGCACCGGCAATCACATTCACTGTTTCGTAGATGTTAGATATTGCCAGCGTTCCGCCAACACTTAAATTACCGCCAATACCAGCACCACCAGTTACAGTCAATGCACCAGTATTAGTACTTGTACTTGCTGTTGCACTTGTAATGTTAACAGCGTTTGACACGGTGCCACCAGTAAATGATGCACCACCGCCTCCAGCATTGGCTATGGTAGGACCTGTAATGTCTAACCAATAAGAATTAGTACCATCGCTGGTATATCTGTAGATATCATCAGTTAATGTATCATACCAAATATCACCAACTGTGGCATTTGCAGGTGCAGTACTTGTACTCGACGACCGTACACCGCCACCAACAATAGTACCACCAATATTTAAGTTACCGCCTATACCAACCCCGCCTGCAACAGTCAACGCACCTGTTCCAGTACCTAAACTCTGTGTAGTATTGGTAATTGTGAATATGTCTGGCGAAGTAACTAAAGTTTGTGTAACCGTAGTATAGCTTACTGTTAATGTCGCCGCTGTGATATTACCGCCAACAACTAAATCTCCGCCAATTCCAACACCACCTGTGATTCGTAATGCACCTGTATTTGTTGAAGTTGCGGCAACTGCAGATGTTACAACAACACTACCGGATCCTTTTGGAGTAACAACAATATTAACACTAGCATCAGTACCAGTAGAACCTAATATTGCACCACTACCACTTGCGGCACCTGCTACGGTTATATAGTTTGTATTGCCTGCTTGTTGTGTGTTAAGAACTTGGAAGTTTGTTGCAACACCCGGAGTAGCACTGGTACTGCCGTTGAATGTAATATTACCAGATCCGCCACCACCGATAATTAATCCTGTTGTAGATTCACCACCGGCTCTAATTACACCGTTACCGCCTGTACCTGCACCAATTAATTGTACATAGTTAGCGTTGTTAGCACCAGCTGTTAGTGTACTGCCGGCATATAATTGACCGCCAACTCCAGCACCACCAGCAACAACTAACCCACCTGTAGTAGTTGAACTAGCGGCTATTGTTGAATTAATCGAAAGTTGACCAACAAATGTTGAACTATTTCCAACATTTAATGTACCGCCAATATTACCATTTCCAGCAACACCTAGTCCACCAGCAATAGTTAATGCACCAGTTGTTGTACTTGTACTGGCCAAAGTTGAAGTTATGCTAACTTGTGATTGGAATGTTGAAGTATTTCCAACATACAAACTACCACCAATACCTGCACCACCTGCTACAATTAATCCACCAGAATTAGTGCTAGTACTAGCAGTTGTTCCTGTGCTGTAAATTGCCACAGCACTCAAATATCCGTTGGTATTAGATATTAACAATCCGCCAACATCGAGTGTACCACTACTGACATATAGAGTTTTAAATCTCTTTGTAGGTGATCCTAAGCTGTATGTATCGCTTACAGTAGGCAGTAGATCTCCACCTAATGTCAGTGTGTTATTAATACTGACTAAACCACCAATATTAACATTGCCACCAATTCCAACACCGCCTGTAACAACCAATGCGCCTGTTGTAGTCGAAGTTGACTGTGCACCTGAAACAATTGAAGTAGTACCAGTACTAAACGTTGCCAATAAAGTACCAGCAGGGCCACCTGAGTAGAATGATAATTGATCATCTGGGCCAACACTAACACGACCACGTCCAGTAGCATAATCAACAATAATACCATCACTATAAGTTCCAGTGAACGTATTAATTGAGTAGAAACCATTATTTGCAGTTACATATCCGCCAACATTAATAGCCCCGCCAATTCCTACACCGCCAACTACTTGTAATGCACCAGAATTAGTTGATGTTGAAATTGTACCATTGGAAATTACTAGATTACCACTATCGAATCCGCCACCGGATAACAATGTTAATGATGTAGCAGTAATTGCTCCACCAACATATAATCCACCGCCAACACCAACTCCACCTGTAACAGTTAATGCACCGGTGTTAGTTGATGCAGTACCAGTTCCACTTTGTACTGCTAATGTTCCTTGATCTGTTTCGCTACTTGTTAAGACGATTGATGTAGCAGTAATTACTCCACCAACAACTAATCCTCCACCAATTCCAACTCCACCACTAACAGTTAATGCACCAGAACTAGTTGATGCAGAACCAGTAAAGTTATTGATATTAACAGTAGCTGTAGTTGTTCCAGAGAATACACCAGTTTGTCCTTGTAAGCCTTGGACACCTTGTAAGCCCTGAACCCCTTGATTGCCTTGTAAACCCTGTGTTCCTTGTATTGATACACCCTGGACACCCTGGACACCTTGCAATCCCTGAACACCTTGGTTACCTTGTAAGCCCTGTGTTCCCTGAGTACCTTGCAATCCCTGAACACCTTGGTTGCCTTGAAGTCCCTGAGTACCTTGAAGTCCTTGAACTCCCTGTAGTCCCTGAGCACCTTGTAGGCCTTGGGTTCCTTGAACACCTTGTAAGCCCTGCAAACCCTGAATACCTTGTGGGCCTAGGCTAGCGTATACACCAATCGTAGCAGTGGTTAAGATTACTGCTCCAGCAACATAGCTGGTAGTATTGACGTATAATGCACCACCGATACCAACACCACCAGCAACAGTCAATGCACCAGTTGTTGTCGATGTAGCAATTGTACTACTAGACAATGCCATATTACCGGCAAACACAGTACCTGTGGCATATAAATTATTAACGCCACCGATGTTACTGCCACCACCACCACCACTAATTCCAGATACTACAATAGCATTGAATGTACTGGTTCCAAAGACATTTAAATTACCGCCAATACCAACACCGCCATTGACTACCAATGCACCTGTAGTTGTTGAATTTGATTGTAGATTTGAATTAATTGTATTGGTGCTACTGCTGAATGTTGCTACCAATGTTCCAGCTGGTCCACCAGTGTATAATGAAAGTTGATCATCTGCACCAACACTAATTCTACCATTTCCAGTGGCATAATCAACAATAATACCATCACTGTATGATCCAGTAAATGTATTGATTGAGTAGAAACCATTATTTGCAGTGATATAACTACCGGCGTTGATATTACCACTTATTCCAACACCGCCTGCAACTATTAATGCACCTGATGTAGCATTGGTACTGGTTGTTGAACTAACTAGGATGATATTACCAGTTTTGAATGTTCCGTATCCAGCACCAGCAAATGTACCAGTACTTGATTCAGCACCAGTATTATACCATTCCAAATATTGACTATCATCTGCTAATACCAGTGCGGCATTACTATCAGTACTGGCTGTTCGATTAAAATAATGGAAACGGAGTCCAATATCTTTACCGTCATCAACTGTCCACTGTCCGTATACTCCGCCCGGAGGAGTATGAACTTCAATAATATTATCTGTATAGAACGTATTGGTACTCAATACATAAGTAGCACTACCACTAAATGTTACTGGTCCTGCAAATGTTGTTGCACCAGCTACAGATAAGTACCCTCCTACGTTTACATTACCACCTACACCAATACCTCCAGCAACTACAACAGCACCTGTAGTAGTACTAACACTTTGAGTTGTATTGGTTACATTAACTGTACTGGTAGTAGTTCCAGAGAAACTACCAGTTTGACCTTGTAAGCCTTGTAATCCCTGTAGGCCTTGAACGCCTTGGTTACCTTGCAGGCCTTGTGTTCCTTGAATACTAACACCTTGAACACCCTGTAAGCCTTGTACACCTTGGTTGCCTTGAAGTCCTTGAGCGCCTTGTGTTCCCTGTAAGCCCTGTACGCCTTGGTTGCCTTGTAAGCCCTGTGTTCCTTGTGTTCCCTGTAAGCCCTGTACGCCTTGGTTACCTTGAAGTCCTTGAGCTCCCTGTGTTCCTTGTAAGCCCTGGACGCCTTGGTTACCTTGAAGTCCTTGAGCTCCCTGTGTTCCTTGTAGTCCTTGTGTTCCCTGAGTACCTTGTAAGCCTTGTACGCCTTGGGCTCCTTGTAAGCCCTGAACACCTTGGTTGCCCTGCAATCCCTGAGTACCTTGGTTGCCCTGCAATCCCTGTACTCCTTGAGCTCCTTGTAAGCCCTGAACACCTTGGTTGCCCTGCAAGCCCTGCAAGCCCTGAGTACCTTGTGGGCCTAAGCTAGCATAAACACCAATCGTAGAAGTAGTTAGAATAACTGAACCGGCAATATAACTAGTTGTGTTGACATACAATGCCCCACCAATACCAACACCACCTCCAACAACTAATGCACCTGTAGTAGTTGATATTGCGGCAGCGGTACTTGTAGCAGTAAATGTACCTCCAGTAATTTGTCCAGAAGCAGTTAAATTAGTAACACCACTAATGTTACCTCCAGAATTGGTTTCATTACCTGCAACTGTAAATGTTCCGCCAACACTTAAATTACCGCCAATACCAACACCACCAGCAACAGTCAATGCACCTGTAGTTGTACTCAAACTTTGTGTTGTGTTAGTGATTGTAAAGATGTCTGGTGATGTAACTAACGTTTGAGTAACTGTTGTATAACTTACTGTTAATGTAGCCGCAGTAATATTACCACCAACATATAAATCGCCGCCAATACCAACACCACCTCCAACAGTTAGTGCACCTGTATTTGTACTAGATGTTGCTGTAAAATTAGCAATATTAACGGTAGCGGTAGTAGTTCCAGAGAAGAATCCAGTGTGACCTTGGAGGCCCTGGACGCCTTGCAGGCCTTGAACTCCTTGATTTCCCTGTAGACCTTGTGTTCCTTGTATCGCTACACCTTGGACACCTTGATTTCCCTGTAAGCCCTGGACGCCTTGGTTACCCTGAAGTCCTTGGACACCTTGATTTCCCTGTAAGCCCTGGACGCCTTGGTTACCCTGAAGTCCTTGAGCTCCCTGTGTTCCTTGTAAACCTTGGAGTCCTTGAGCTCCCTGTGTTCCTTGTAAGCCCTGTACTCCCTGAGCACCTTGAGTTCCTTGATTACCTTGGAGTCCTTGAGCTCCCTGTGTTCCTTGTAATCCTTGAAGTCCTTGTGCCCCTTGAAGTCCTTGAGCTCCCTGTGTTCCTTGTAAGCCCTGGACGCCTTGGTTACCTTGAAGTCCTTGAGCTCCCTGTGTTCCTTGTAAGCCCTGGACGCCTTGGTTGCCCTGCAATCCCTGAGTACCTTGGTTGCCCTGCAATCCCTGTACGCCTTGGGCTCCCTGTAGTCCTTGAACTCCCTGATTGCCCTGCAATCCCTGTAGGCCTTGAATACCTTGTGGCCCTAAACTAGCATAAACACCAATTGTAGCAGTAGTTAAGATTACCGCGCCTGCAACATAACTGGTTGTATTAGCATACAATGCTCCGCCAATTCCAACACCACCTGCAACAACCAATGCTCCTGTTGTAGTCGATGTTGCGGCAGTAGAACTGGTGATACTTATATTACCAGCAATTACAGTTCCTGTAGCATAGATATTGTTAACGCCAGAGATGTTATTATTGCTAGATCCTGTAACAACTAATGACTGGAATGTACCAGTACCAGCAACATTTAAATTGCCACCTACTCCAACACCTCCGGATACTACCAATGCACCAGATGAAGTACTTAAACTTTGTGTAGTGTTGGTAATTGTAAATATATCTGGTGATGTAATCAGCGTTTGTGTAACTGTTGTATAACTAACCGTCAAAGTAGCCGCAGTAATATTACCGCCAACAAACAAATCACCACCAATTCCAACTCCACCACTAACAGTTAATGCACCAGAACTAGTTGATGTAGCACTAGTGAAATTATTGATATTAACGGTAGCAGTAGTAGTTCCAGAGAAGAATCCAGTTTGACCTTGTAAGCCCTGAACGCCTTGCAGGCCTTGAACGCCTTGATTGCCCTGTAATCCTTGAGTACCTTGTATTGCTACACCCTGGACACCTTGAAGTCCTTGTAAGCCCTGAACGCCTTGATTGCCTTGTAATCCTTGAGTGCCTTGATTGCCCTGG